ATGTATTCGTTGTGATTCTTTTATTGTAAACAATCCTGCACGTATTCGTTCAACACTATGTACTGGAACATTTGCTTGTTCAGTTGCTATAAACAATATTGCCATCATTATATCAGTCATAGGACTGTGGGTATTGATATCTTTAAAAACATGTGCCCAGCCTTCAGTTTGTACCTCTGCATTTATTCCGGCAATATCGTCAATATAAAACCATGGTATTCCGTTATGCGTTAGAAAGATATCTTGTAGATATCTTTGTAAACTTTTAGGCACCGCATTATCAACTATACTAATCATCATTTTAATTTTTTTGCAATAGTGGCTTCATCCATACCGTGTGTTCGAGCAAGGTCTTTTATTTCTTTATCTGTGGACAGATTAGCCAATAATTCTAATTCATCTTGCTTACGATTAGGATAAATTTCTTCTAAAAACTTCAACTTCTTTCCGCCTGTTCCGGTTTTTTTCTTATGCCCGATCCATTCTTGGAAGAATGTTTTCTCACCGTTCCAGCTGCACATACACAGCAACAACCACAGTAATTTAGGATGTTTTTGAATTTCATTCCAGTTTTTATTAAAATAGTTATTAACTGTTAGTACATAATGTTCTTGTACATCTCGTTTATTATCTTTTACACTGCTGATATATCTATTCAATATAAAATATTCGTTCTTAAGACTCTTGCGTTGATCTTCTGTCATTTCGTCCCAAGCCGCACGAACGTTCATATCAACAAATGCAATTTTTTCTTTAAGTTCGATTTTATCACTCATAGTTTATCTTTACTAAGTTTGTATATCATTATAGCACGATCCAATGCCTTTTGTAAAGTCACATTGGTACGTGCTTCTCGCCGAATATCGCCCCATAGTTTAGTTTCTTCAATATGTTCGTGCAATGGCCTGCCGTCGGGGGTTCGTCCATCAAATCTACGGGCTTCTTCCGGATCATTTACATTATAACCAATTAGTGTTCGTTCTTTCTCTCCAAACTCTCTGGCATATATACTATCGCCATCGCGTTCGTAGACATATGTTGCACCAGGTTTGAGATTTCCCATTATAGTAATCTATCTAATAAAATTATTTCGTTTTGTCTGCTAATTTCTTTTACAAAATAGGCACAATTAGGTTTTTCGCCGCCGCTAGTAGGAGTAGCTAATAGTTGACCATTTTTCATTTTAGGAAAATACCATTTAACATCGTTGTAAAAATTAATAATTTTAATTGGTTTAAATTCTAATCTAAAGCTACTTAACGGATTAAACACTAAGGCTTCAAATCCTCTGTCATTCAAACTAGTTAAGGGTAATATTTCTATTTCACAACTACTAGAGCTATCTCCAACAGCTATACACCAATCAAGTGGCATTGTTACTTCGTCGTTGCCTATTTGCAACACGATTGCTGGAGCATTAAAACTTTCTAAAAATATTAAAGGCATAAAGAAAAAGTCTGGTTCTTGCGGGTTACTATTATCTAGTACCGCAAATCTAGTATTTTCATCGACTTCTTCTGGTAAGTTGTTTAATGAGAATGTCTTATTGTCTAATGTTAGTATCTGCATAAATCCTTATTTTTGCCAATCCGTTTTATCTAAAGTAAACGGATATTTGGCTTCCTTGTAAAATTTCTTACGTTCAGTAAGATGCCGTTTGGCCCATTTGCAGGTGCTAGTCAAGTCCCAAATTTGGACAAAGTCTTTGTCTTCTGCTTTTCTAATACCTCGCCCAATGCTTTGTATAACTCTAACAAAGCTCTTTCCGGGCTCCAGAAGAACCAGATTAAAAATACGAGGGATATTAATACCAACAGCGGCCACACCAAAAGTCGCCACAATAACCTTGTTATTACTTGTTTTAATTTCATCGTATTCTTCTTTTCGATCTGTTGTTTTGACAGCACCTGATATGAAGACAGCGTCTTCTAATTCATTTACTAAAAATTTGCCTGAGTCAATTCTATTTACGAGAACAAGTGTATTGCCTGAGTTGCTTATTGTTTTAATTAATTTGCTAATGTATCTCATTCTATCTTCGTTAGTAACAAGATACTTTAATTCTTCTGGATATGTTTTAAATTCAGGTAAATCTATTAACTGAACTACATTTACATGACAGTTAGACAGTACGCCTTTTTCCTGTAACTCATGTGCTTTAATGCCGCCTACGACTGGTCCAATGCTAGCAAATATTGGCTCAGCTTCATAATCTGCTTTAGGAACAGTTCCAGTTAGTCCCCAACGAATTGGCGCATTACATAGATTTTGTGTGAGTAAATTTTTAAGTACATCTGCTTTAGCCATGTGTACTTCGTCGACAATTACTGTTTTAACATCTGCCAAAAATTCTGCAAGACTCATGATATCATATTCATGATTTTTACTTTTTTTATCAAATATGTTAAGACTTTGCCATGTACAAATAGTATGTGTTTTATCAAGATTCTTTCGGTCGCCGTAGTAAACGCCCACATCTAATCCAACATTAATAAAATCTTCCTCTGTTTGTTCAACTAGACTTTTGTTAGGTACAATAGTTATTGTCCGGCCATATTTTTCAGCAAGGTGACTCAATGTTGCTGTAGTAATTGTTTTACCAGCGCCGGTAGCAATTTCTTGCAATGCTTGTGTATTGGTTAAAAATGTATTGATTGCATCAACTTGATAATCACGCAACATAATAGGTTGACCTTCTTGTTGGTGACCTTTTGGCCAAACTTTGCCTAAGTCGGCCCAGTAAGATTCTGTTACAGGCGCAAACTGAATCTTGCTAGTTGTTCGTAAATCTTCTAATTCGCCTACATCAATATCCATGTCCCCAAGTATACCTAAACACTTCTCAAGTTGACTTAGGTACCCATTGCCGCCGAGGCCAAACATTGATCCTTTGCCATCCCAACGGCCTAGTTGATAAGCTGGTCTATACCTTGCTGTAGGATCTAAATATTTAAAAGTTGCTGTTAATTTTTTACGGGCTTCTAGCGATAACCCTTCAAATTTAATATTAACTTCGTCTTTGATTACTAGTTTTACAGTCATTTTACAGTTAACCTCTGGTCTATAATTGCAGGTTCACTCGACCACTCAACTATGAGATCACAACAATTTGAATAGACTGCTGTCTTGCCATGGCGTAGTCCCATACGACTATCTAATGTAATTACACTCATTGGTTTCCATGCAGTTTTTAAAAAGAATTTTGGAAGTTTACCACTAGATACACCAGCAACTTGTGTAGTGTTATCTAGCGGATAATTATATTTGTTGGATGCAATTAGTTTGTTAAAATCTCTACCAGAGTCATCATTTGGTAGTCTAAAATAAATTCCTACATGATCGGTAATACTATTTGCAATCAATGCATCGGATAAAATTTGTAAATTTTCTTTGTATTTGTTATTAACTATTGTATCAAATATAACGAGTAGTGGTAATCTTCTTAAACTGATAAGACTATTAATTACATCAGATAATGTGTGCTGATTTTTGTCAACCCATATTCTTGTTTTTGATCTGTTTGCAATATACTCGGTTAACTCTTCTCCAGTATTTTTAATTTCTGTTGAAAGATACTGATATCTAACGCTACGATCGTTAATAATATTTTTATCTAGTTTTGTTTCAATTCCAAGATCAGCGGTAATTGTCCTGTGAAAATTAGGATATTCAATATTTGTCAGTAAGAATTGATTACAAGTATCTGTCTTGGACCAAGATTTTATAGTAGCATAATGTGTGTGAAGTTGTTCATCAATATCAAAGTCATGCTCTGTTAATGTATCAATTAGCAATACTACATTTTTTTCAGTATAGTCAGCTGAATATTTTTTGCCGTTGTTTATTACAATCAAATTCTCACATACTTTGTCGATTGATTGTAATGATTTTCGAATTGCGGTATTGAATGTAAAGTCTATAGCGATGCAATATTCGCCATCAGTGTCTTTGTCTATATATAGTTTTTTTACTTGTTCAATACGTCTAAATGTTTTACTCCATACCGGAGTAATAATTGCTTGATTAATTTCTTCAGTGAACTCTGCTAGTTTCTCCGAATTATCTCTAAGAATTTTAATTGCAAGACGACTTTGATTTTCAGTAATAAACAAATGACTGTTTACACTTGATGCTAGACTACGTAATACATTGCAATCACGCAAAGAAATAACTTCTTCAATGCGTAGAGAATTAAAATTTACAATTTTTAATAACAGGTTATCGATATGTATCATATGATTTATTATACACTATTTTTTCTAAAAAGCAACCTCTTAGAAAAAAATAGGCCTTGTATTATTTAAGGCCTATAGTGGGTATTTTGAGTAAATTAGTTATATACTTGCATCTTCCATGCCTGCAACACGTAACTTAACAATATTAGTAATTTGCCATTGTTTTTGATCAAGTGCTTTAGTAATACCTAACCATTTGTTTCGAAGTAAAGCAAACTCATTGATAATTTTTTCAAAGTCAACTACGTCTGCTTCTCCTTCTACATATTTTTCAACATCTCTACTACTTAGAGCACGTTGATAGTTTTCTAAATATTTTCGAAAATGTTGACTTTTAAGTCTACGCAATTCAATGTTAAGGTATTCTAATATTGCTTCAATTTCTTGTAGCTGACTAAATCGTTGCTCTACTACACCGGGCATATTTGCGGCAGCTCTTTCAACATTTCCAATAATTTTTACTTCTGTTCTGGCAACATCTAACTCGCCTTCAAAATGTAAAATTGCATCAGGAATGTAAGAAATGTCTTTAGCAATATTAGTATACCAACCCATTAAAACTCCAGTTCTTGAGTATCGTCGTAATCTTCGTCGTCGTTAAGATAATAATCAATAGCTTGATCTAATGATTCGTCTACACCTTTGGCATCTTTTAAAACTCGATCGCTTACTCCAAAATCTGCAAGCAAATCAATATAACGTTCTGCTACGGTCTCTAGTTGTTTCTTATCTAGATATTCAACAAAGTTTAACCAGATATCGCCTACTTGTGTTTCATTCAACATTTTCTTCTGTCTCCTCAGGAATGGTAGTTGTTAAAGGTTTAACATGATAATTCTTCATTATCATATCTAATTTATCATCTTTCCATTCTTTTCGGTAGAAAAGAAATTCTTCACCGGAGGTTGGATCTACATACTTTAGTCTGTTGCCTTGTTGAACAAGCATACCTTGCTTTTCCAACATATCAACCATGCCACTATAAGGGTTCATACCTGTTTCGTATGGTATCTTAATTTGTACAGTTTCAAAAGGTTTACTGTATCGTGTCTTCATGATCTTACAAGCGGGACGAATACCCATTACATCTGATACTTTATTGCCATCCTCATCCTCTTTAAGTTTGAGTTTTTTCATGGCAACAACAATACTACTTGCATAAACAAAACCTTGTCCGCCACTAATTTTATCGTCTGGGTCAAACATATCTTGGCTTGCGTATGTGTGATTTGTACAAACCATACCCACATTGTAACTACCAAACATATTAACACAATTGCGAACAAGACTTGTCAATGCTTTAGGCTTACGGCCCATGTCTCCCTTCATATCACCAGCTTCGAACTGGTTAATGTCAGTAGGGGTAAGCAACATACCCAATGAGTCTATGACAAATAAAACTTTAGGACGTTCTGCCATTGCTTTATATTCTTTCATAAACTCGCTAATGGTTTTTGCTACGTCATCAATCATAGCCATATTGAGTTTAAGAAGTTTATCTTCTGTTGTATCTACACCTAAATCGTGTAACCATTTTTCGTCAAGTGCATTTTCACTATCAATCAAGATAACATAGATACCTTGTTGTTGTGCGTTACGCACTAAGTTTCCTGAACAGATAAAGCTCTTTCCTGCGCCAGACTCGCCAGCGAATACAGTAACTTTACCTAGTGGAAAACCTTTGTGGAAATCTCCACTGATTAGATAGTTAAGCGTATAATTGCCTGTACTAATCCAATCTGTTGGGTCGTTAAACCCAACACCAAGTCCATCAATCGACTTGGTCAAAGTCTTTCTAAACTTTGATAAATCAAAGGCTTTTGTAGCCATATATTTCTCCTAAATGAAAGAACCCGGGCGTACAACTAAGTTGCATTGGCCCGAGCCGTGTTTTGCTTTATGCTTTTTGACGATTGCGAATCATTGCCAAGATGTCTTGGGCACGTGAATCGCCACCTGCACTTGCTTCAGCTTTCGATGCTGATGCAGGTGTGGCCTTTGGTGCTGGAGCAGGAGTGTCATCTTCTGCGTCGTCGTGTGCTACTGGAGCACTTGCTTTAGGAGTTGATCGATTAGGATCACCAGTGTTTTGTGACATACCGGCTGGTTTGAAATACTGTCCCCAACGATCCATATCATATGGTTCGCCATCAACACTTGCTTCAAACATTTCTTTCATAACCTTTAATTCAACTTCACCTGGTTTCTTAGGCAAAAAGTCTGACAAATTGTACAAGCCATGTTGTTTAATTGCCGCTTGTTCGCTGTCGCTTAGTGGACGTTCACGACGTGCCCAGCTTGATGTTGAATAGTCAGCATAGCCGCCTTTTGAACCTTTCTTCATACGATAGTCCAAACCATGTACAAAGTCAGTTGGCAAATCTTCCAACTCTGGATCAACCAAAGCTGCACGGATGCTTGTAAAGATTTGTGGGCCAATGATGAAACGGCGGATTGGATTTTCTGGTTGTTCATCAGTCTTTTCGCCAAGTCCGTCTTCAACAACGAAACCTTGGAAAATGTATGAACGCTTTTTCCAGTACTTACGCCCCATATCTTCTAGTGCTGGGTCTTTGAACCATGCGCGAACCTCTGAAAGGATTGGGCAAGTTGAACCATCGTTGTACATTTCTACGCAAGGTACTTGTACTGTAATGTTTTTGCTTTCTGATTCACCTTTGATTCCAGAGAATGGCAATTTGATCATTGCTCGTTCTACCCAGAAAAAAGTGTTGTCGGTGTTACCATCTGGTAAGAATCGCATAACGGATTCGCCACCTTCTTTAAGATTCCAAAACGGATAAATTGATTTATCTCCGCCGGAACGTTGATTGTCTGAACCTTTCGATTCCGATGCCTTGAGCTTTGCTCTAATTTCTGCCAAAGTTGCCATAATAATCTCCTATTGTTAGCCTTTGTTTACTACTATTTTGCCTATAATTACTTTACACCCTTGCAAAGTAAAAAACGCATACATGTTATTGTATACGTTTTTATTTAGCTTTGCAAGAGAAATCTTGCCTAGAATATGAGTATTTTACTCAATTATCTATGATGCACCAAGCTAATAATTCTACTCAATTCATCATTTTTAAAGTTAGTGCTTTCCATTGTGGCACCAGCACCTAAACCGTTTGTCCCAGCTGCTGGAGCGGCAGGTGCCGCCGCAGGTGCCGCCGCAGGTGCCGCCGCAGGTGCTGGTGGAATAAATCCTGTTGGTTTTTGGAATTCTCCTTTACCTTGCAATTTATTACTTATAGTATTCAATACACCTTTGTTTTGTGGCAAGTTAGGATTGCTTCCTGGCATGTATTGTTTGCCGTCTGGACCAACAACCATTGTGCTACCGTCTGGACGGGTAATAGTTGTATTGCCCTCGTCATCGCCAACCGCTGTCATTCCTGGTGCAGGTGCTGCGGCAGGAGCTGCAGGTGCTGCAGGTGCCGCAGGCGTTGTTGCTGGGGCGGCTGGCGTTGCTGTTGGTTTTGCTTGGTTAGCTGGATTTTCTAAACCACCTGTTGGAATTGCTGTTGCAGCATTTGTAGTACCAACTGGATTTTTTGCGGCATCACCTGCTGGTGCTGCGGGTGTTGTTGTTCCAGTCGGTGCTGCCGCAGGTGCTGGTTGTGCACCTCCGTATTGTTTGATAGCAGCTTGTGTCGCCGGACCCATGATACCATCAGCTTTAATTTTTGCACCTTTAGCAATTAAATCTTGTTGTTGTTTTAAAACAGCTGGATCTGATTTTGCTGCTGGCTTTGCAGCCGGAGCAGGTGCTGCCGCATTGGCTTTATTTGCAATGGCCGCGCCGCCTGCTGCCGCGCCGCCGAGGCCCAATGCGCCACCGACCCACTTTGCCGCATCACCAAAAGCGCCTTCTGTTTGCTGATTTTCAACAGCAGCAATATACTCTCTGAGTTTTGCTGAGCGATTTCTTAGTTCTGATTCTGTAATTTTTTTCATAATATTTCCTTATTATCTTAAACCTGCAATTTTTAACATTGCTGTTAGTTCAGTTGACTCTTCAAAATTAAAATCTGTATTACTGACTCTACGATTGCCGCCAGTTTGTTGTTGACGAACCGCTGGATCCCAAGATACCTTTGGTGCTTGTCGTTGTTTTAACATTTGTTGAGCTTTACCTAGCTCTGGATGCTGTGCCATAAATGCATCATGCTCTGCTTTGTTAACCGACTTACCGTTAACTGTATAGCTTGATGAGTTAGACCCGCCTTGTGGCATCTGCGGCATATCAGGCATTTTTGGCATATTCATACCTTTCATCATTCCGCCCATATCAGGCATATCAAACCCGCTTTCGTCTGCTACTTGGTTGTGCATACCGGCTAAATGTCGAATGTGACCTAATTCGCTACTAGTGTCGCCACTTGGATCCATTTTATCAATCATATGTAATACTTGTTGCAAATCTTCTTCGCTAGCATTACCAAACTCACCATTTTTAAAATCTTTAACTACTTTAGTCTTAGCACGAGTTCCGCCGATAGTAAAGTTTTTAGCTTCTTTATTCCAGAATCCTGAAATACTTTTTAACATTTGATCTACACCACTTTCATTCTCATCTTGGCCGAATCCAAAATCTTTTGGATCCATACCGCATTCAATAATACAGTCGTGTAATGTTTTTTCTTTGTCGCCAAAATCTAGTGTTGTATCTAATTGAGCACCGTGTTTTTTAGCTGTATGAATAGCTTTAATTAAACCAGCTCTAGCTAAATGTCGAGCTGTGCTATAACCTTGTCCATGTTTGCCAGCTTTGGCAATGGGGTTTTTTCTTGGAGGATCTGGATCGAATGGAGGATCTTCATCACTACCTTCTGCAACTGGAGCTGGTTGTTCAGGAGCAGGAGCTGCTGCCGCAGGAGCTTCTGGTGCTGGTGCTGGTGCCGCAGGAGCTTCTGGTGCAGGCGCTGGTGCTGCTGCCGCAGGAGGAACTTCTTCCCCACCAACTGGTGTTTCATTTCCTGCAGAATCTAACGATTTACTGGCTACTATACCCTGTGCAATATCTTTAATATCACCAATATCTGCACCTTGAATACTGTCATCAGTAATTTTTCCTGTAGCTAAATCTTGAAAATATTTCTTTACCATTGTTCCGACATCGTCATTATCTGACATGCCGTCTAAATAATCGCTAGCAAATAATGGACTATCGATAATGCCTTTTAAACTTAAAGATGCATTGACTCCGTCTACACCTGGTTTTAAATCACCGGCAATTAAACTTTTTAATTTGTTAAGAGCCTTAGATTGTTTGTCCATATCGGCGCTGAATATTTCGTTCTCGCCTTCTTGTTCCCCATCTTCAACAATACTATTAATAAAGTTTTCAAATTGATCTTCTGGATCTTCGCTTACTTTTTTTGCTTTCTTTTTGGCAATCGCAATAGCTGCTTGCTGTGCTGGACTACCTGCTTCGTCTAATAAATCATCTGCCGATAATTCTTTAACGGCTATATTCTCGCCAACTAGGCGATAGATATAAGGAAATGCTGTTTTTAATTCTTCATTGAATGTACGAATTGTTAAACGATCAATCCAATCATTTAATATTTCTTCTGGAATTTCTTGAGATTCGTTTGCTGTAAAACTTTCTGCAAATTGTTGATAGTAAGTAGGACGTTGCAAACTTTGTACTTCTTTCTTTACTGATTCAATGCGTTCATTAACACGACCGTTGATATCGTCCATAGCTTCTGACAATGTAGCATTACGTCCAACATAATTTTTAAATTTACGTAGTTGTGCTAGTTCTTCACTTAGGCTAGTAATATGTTGACCAATACCGTCATAAGGATTGCCACCAGCTTTTAAATGTTCTGCTAGAGCGCGAGCACCATTTAAATGTTTATAAGGATACTTGAAACGTTCGCCGTCTGCATTTTCAACCCAAATACCTTCAATATGCATTGTGCGGCCAGCAGCTAAATCTACGTTAATAGGTTGACTATGTTTAACAATTAACTTAGCCTCTCCTAAATCCTGATAACTCATACGGGCTGTGCCATACATCTTACTTTCCATCATTGGTTCCATGGTTTCTTCCTTGGGTTTTGCTTGAAATGCGTAATCGCGCTTGTCTAACTCGCTTTTTCCTATATTTTGTATATCAAATTTAAGTAATCGGTCTTTGGCAAACGATCTAAAACTTCTAATGAATCTAAATGCTCCGTGATGTTTGCTATCTGCAAGATTACCGCTAATTTGTACAACAACACCGTCATCTTCATCTAACGTAATAGCTACATTACCTAAACTTTTACCGTTATCAGTATATTCAAACTCAAAGAATCGTGCCTTAGGTATATCAGTTTTTTTACTAAGTACCTCGGCGTTTTCATCTCCTATTTTTACATTAGGAAAGCGGGTTTCTATCTTGCCATAAAGGTCTAAAGCAATTTTATCTAGATTCGTATTCATCTTATATTTATCACATTCCCGTTGATATATAGATCGGTAAGGGCGGTTCCCAATCTTCTCCGTCTATTTCGCTAGCAATTCTCATAAGTTCAAATACAGCAGGATCCCATTCAGCTAGTAGCAGACTCATACGAACTATTAGTAATAACGATGCTACTAAATCGTCATGTTGCCCTTCTTTAGCTTTGAAACTTGTTCCTGCCGCAATATAAGTCTTTAATTCGCTGATTAAAGGGCGACTATTCAGCTTCATTTTATCTTCTTCTATAAGATATTTAACTTTTGCACAGGTTGATATTTTAGATCCAAACGTAGTATTAAATCCTTTGCGGAATTTTTTAACATGTCCTTTGCGCATTGGCTCACTTAAAAATAATCCTGGAAATGTTTCTTCTCCTAGATTATCAATGACAACTAATGCACTTTCACCTACTGTATTATTTTCTACACTCCAGTAAATCTGATTAAAACTATCGCCGCCGAGTTCGTTAGATATGTATATGAGAATATCTCGTAATATTTTAACTTGTTGTTGTATTGGTGTAATATTATGTTGCCACTCTGCTATCTGTGTCATACTTGGCATTTCAAATACTTCAATGGCACCATAGTCTCCGCCTGTTCCTAAGCTAGGATCTAATGCAATAAGATATACATTACCTGCTTCTGGCTTTTTCCACCAACGGACTTGTCCTTGTTTAAATGCAGGTTCTCTACCGTTAAGTTCAACTAGTTTAAGTGAATTAATAAGTGTTTCATCAAACACCAAGAACTCGCAACCGTACTCACGACGAAAACGTTCTTCACCAATACGTCCCATTTCAGTGCGTTTCCATTCTTCGTCACGATCCGGATGTTCGTGCCATTCAGCACGGAATCCGTGGAATCCATTGCGACCTGTTCCGTCTTCTTTTTCATCGCCATATTCGTCAAACTTGTCCTGACTATCTTTCCAAATTATTGCGAATTCGTCTTCATCACTGTTCGGAGTGCTTGTAATGATTGCTCGTCCACCCGTTGCCAGGGTTGGCGATATTGATGTCCAAAATTCAGTTGCAATGTTAGGTTGTACGAAAGCAAACTCATCGCAATATAGTAAGGATATGGACATACCACGACCGGTATTACCAGTAGTAGTAGCTGATACAATTCTTGATCCGTTGTCAAATTCTATACTCCCTTTGTTGTAGTTGACCACTCCGGAACGAATATAATCGTCACAGAGTTCGTATCCATAACGAATACGTTGCATAATTTCCTGCGAGCCCGTGTACTTGTGTGCGGCAACCAGAATTGTTTGATCTGGGTGAAACATAGCATACCATAGCAAGTATGCACTTGCACAGGTTGTTTTTCCACTTTGTCGCGGCAACATGTTAATGTTGAAACGATAATTGTGATACGCTTGCAACAATCTTATCTGATAATCAAAAGGCTCAAATTTAACTTTACCTTTGACAGGATGCTGAATATGAAAGAAGTGTTTGGCAAAATGCAAATAGCCTTCTTTGGGGTCAGCACATGCCAACAAGTGTTTAACTTGTTCCTCTGTGAACTTTTCTTTTGTGTGCGCCTTTTTGGTCAGTACGCCATCTAAACTTTTTGCCATA